TAAACCATCTAAGTCTTCTAGCTTAAAGCCCATAGCCAACAAATCACCCACACGCATTTCTGTGCTGTGACCACAAATATAGAAATTATCAATTCCACGAGCATTACGATCTACAAAGAAATCCTCTGGTGGTACGCTTTCTATACAAATATCACCCTTGGGAATTGTTCTTGATATTTTTACATCATGCTCTGGAACTTCTATATCTATGCCCATGTCATCTACACTGATGCTCATACGCATTTCATGTTCTATAACTTCTACTTCATCATCTTCTACCAACAACGCAAAAGCTTCTTCACTTAAATTAGTAAAAGTGTGGATTTCTTGGTCTGTTTCTTCATTATAATAGACATAGGCAATGCCAGTTTTCTTAACTAAAGCATCTTGGAAAACGTCATTTAAAACTTTATATCCATCATGCTGCTGAAACTTATATGAAATATAAGAAGTAGCCTGTTCAGCTAATGCTACATCTTCTGGCCCTCTAGGAACAAATTCTACAGCTTTGTCATTTGTTAAGAAAATACGTTGAATAGATGGTTTTATGCCACGAACTACTTCTCTGCATTTTGTAGCAACACATTTAGATCGTCCATCCTCATGCCCTATATCTACTTCACCATCAAAATACCTTTGTGATTTGATCCTTCTTGGAGATATTTCAGCCTCTATAAAATCCACGGCATCCTCAATAGCTTTGGAAACAATGCTTTCAATTTGTGTTTGGTCTAATGGTTCTAATCGCATTTTTATTCCTATCTAGGTATCTGTGCGCCAGTTGTTCTTTGATATTGATCTAATAACATATCACCGCCAACATCACTACTTGCTGCTGCGCCACCAATGGCACTAGGTAATAAAGGCACTAAGCTATCACTTGCTGTATCACCTACTCTAGATGCCATACTTTTACCTAATGTTTGCTTTGCACCTTCATAAGCAAAATTAACTATTGGTAACATTGCAGCTGACCTAAAGAATATATTACCACCAATCATTGTTGTAAGTTGTTGCATATAATTTGCCAAAATATTTCCAGAATTTGAATAATTTCTAGCTTGATTAGTAATTCTTGCAGCAACAGAAGAAAATTTTGTAATTAATTCTTGTTCTTCTTTTGAAAATAATTCACGAACTAAAACTGGATTATCTCTTTTCATTGTATTCCAATAATTTAAAAATTTTGCACCTGATAATTGCTGTTGACCATCCTCGCCAATTTTACCAGCAGATTGTCTTGCCATTTTTAAAAATGCTTCTTGACGTAATTGATTAAACTGCGCTTCTGGTAAGTTTTTCTTTAATACTTGCATAGTTCTTACTAGCTCACCAGCAGACGTTAGTTTTGAACCTGAAGCACCAAACAAAAAATTAGCAACATTTTCAGGAGGTACTTTTAAAACACGACCCCCATCCTTTGTTGTTTTTGTGGTTAACTTTTCTAACACTCCACCAGATTTATATTTTGATGCAAAATCTGCATAATTTTTTATTGCTGCCATTTGTTTTGAAACAGCGTCAGGATTACCGATTAATAATCCTTCATCTACATACTTTTCTAAACTTGCATCCAATTGTTTCTTTAGGGCAGTAGCAGCAGCCCTTTCTTGAGAACCTATTGCACCAGTGTTGACTAATCTTGTTCTAATTTCAAACAACCGCTTTACGCTACCTTGTTTTGACAAAACATCTTGTATTTCGGAAACTGACTTCATTGTATTAGGTATTTCGGTAGGATTGTATTTAACAACTACATCCGTTAAATCGTTTGACATTGATCCAGCAATATCACCGCCTAAAAATGCACTTCCAGCGTCATCAGCTTCTTTAAACATAGATGATGCTTTTCGCCTTGCTTCCTCTCTGGCTTGTACTAAAGACCGTTGTGCAGCCTCGCCCCCAGCACCTGTTTCTAAAACTTGTGGGCCACCCAAACCTTTTTGAATTTCAGGTAAATTACTAGCTAATTGTTGCTGTTGTTTATTATAAAAATCAGACATTATTCTGGCTGTTGGCTCTCCATAAGCTCCAGATGCCAATTGGTCTTCTAAAAGTTGTTGCGGTTTTGAGCCACTAGCTTGTCCTTTAGAAATAACCGTTGGAATTGGCAAAGATTGAGCTTCTGCAACAGCCGCGCTTGTTTGAGGATTAACAGCAGCTTTACCCTTTTTTAAAATATCTGCTGCAATACTTCTACTTATTGTTTCAGGGTCTAACCCTAAATCTAATAAATCCTTTTTAACATTTGGTAAAAACTGTCCATTTTCATCAACTATACTTTTAGGGCTGCTTTTAAACCTTTTTAACAGTCCACCCAAATACTGCCCTGCTTTTACGCCACCAGCGCCACCCAAAGCGCCAAGAGGAACATCAAAAACTTGAAATTGATCATCAGACAGCACCGAACTTGCAAGCTCTATTATTCCTGCTTCTGTAGCCCCAACAACACTGCCAGCTAATAGTGGTGATACAGCAGTTAATCCTAACGCGCCCACACCAGTAGAGATTAACTGACCAAGAGTAATTACGCCAGCAGCTTGCATTAAATCTTGCGTTTGCAACCCTATAGGATTTGGATAAAATCTTGTGAATTGCTGTAGAGCTTTCCCTTGATTGTCGTGTATTGGAGCTATGACAACTAAATTTCCATATTTATCTTTGTCAAACTGTGCGCCTGGAAGAATATTGCTAATACCTGACTGTAACCGATCATCGCTTGCTGTAGTGGCAAGCAAGGCTGTCATTTTTGCTGCTTTGTCGCTTGGTAAATTTAACGGAGAATTTTGAATTAAATCTATATTATCTTCTCTTTTTCCACCCTTTAACCAATCAATCAAACCAATTTTTTCTGGTGCATCTTGCGTTGTTGGGTTTTCTAATTCTGAAAGCATTGCTTCTGGTGTCAGGAGATTACCGTTGCTTCCATTGCCCACAGTTTCGTTTACTGCGCCTTGTTCAGCTTCCAATACTTTGAGCATTTCATCTATTGTAGCCATGAAACTAACGCCTTTGCCTTATTGCTTCTATTAATTGCGCTCTTTGTACCTCATTTAAAGAGGCTCTATTTAGAAAAATTTCGTTCAATGCGGTTAGATCCATGTCAAGATATGGGTTTTCCCCGACAGATGCTTCTGCTTGATTTCTTCTCTGAATAACGATTGCTCTCCAATCTTGCGGTGTATTATTAGGATTTGACAAAAACATTGCAGCTTCTTCAGTGTATTTTCTTAATTTTTGCAATGCTTCTTTTCTTCTTACTAAAAATTTTCGCAACTCTGGCGCAGATGCATTTTCTGGATATGCCGTTGCCATTGCGACTTGTAATTCAGAAGCTGATAGTGCGCCAAATGTTACTGATCCTACAATGTCTAATCCCATTTGTTTTAAAGCCCTATCTAAACTACCACTTTGTTCCGTAATATTTGGCAATAAGTTGAAAAAGACGCCTCTAGGCGCACCTGCATCAATAGAACGTATAGCCTCATCAATACTTGCAATACTTCCAGTCATTTGGTCTGATTTTTCAAAAGCATCGTTTACTGTATTAGCTTGAAATTTTTGCGCTTCTGACAAACCTACGCCTTGCGCTTGTAACAAGTTTTGACTTTCTTGCGCCTCTAATAATGTTTTGGCTGCTGCTTCACCTGTTACTAATTGACCTTGTGGATTGTATACCTTTCTACCAGCGTCCGTGACAACGTAATATGCACCATTTGGAAATCTTTCAGTAGCCCTAATAATGCTTCCAGAAGTATCATATTGGGTTGTAATTAGCTGTTTGTATGCTTCGGCTGGTGATATTGCGCCAGCTTTTACCGCACTTAATAATTGAGCAGCCATAGGATTTTGGCTTGCCATTTTTTCTAATTCAGCAATTGTTCTATTTTTATTGCCTTGAGCAACACGCTGTGCGCCCTGTTCTCTGATTTGTTGTCCAGCCCTCATTTCAGGCATAATTAACGGATCAAGAGCAGCACCAAATCGTTGCATTGGCGATAAGCCAGTTTGCTCGTTTGGCTTTCTCATGCGCTGAAAAAAACCTAACAAACCGCTTTGCTGTGGATCAGGGTTCATTGTCATTTTTTTCTCCTAAAACTGTGATGCTACTTGTAGATAATTAAACAACCCAGGATTAAAACTTGTGTTACTTCCAGCAGTGCCAGGAACACCTGCGCCTGTTATTGCACCTAACATTGTGTTTAATCCTTGGGCTGGAGCACCTGTATATTGCCCATATTGACCTCTTGCTGCATCTATTATTGCTTGTTGCATACCACGTTGTTGAGCACCTTGAGAAGCCATTCTATTTTGTACAGCAGTCCCATATCCAAAAGACTGTTGCCCTAGCCCACCAAGCTGCTGCGCAGCCCCTAAACGCATTTGTTGATCTGCCCTTTGACCACTAGCTACTCGCCCTGCTGCACCCATGCCTAATTGCTCTGCTTGAGAAGCCATATTACCTAATGCTGTTGCACTTGCCCTACGTTCTTGTGCTGCTGCTAAATCTGCTGCTGACAATGCTTGAGAACCTTGTAGATTTAAACCTGCGCCCTGCAAACCTGCTGATTGGTTTAATTGTTGTGCAGTCATTCCTGTTTGCGCTCCGAACTGTCTTGCTACATTTTGTGCTGCAACGTTTCTAGCTTCTGCTGCTGTTTGCTGACCAACATCAAACTGACCTGCGCCCAACTGAGTTTGGAAGCCTTGCTGACGCATCCTTGCCGCTGCATCTGCCATTTGCTGCGTATAACCTTTCATGGCCTCTGCCTCTGCTATACCATGCCTAGAACCACCAAACGCATTTGCTGCTTGCGCTTGTGCAGCTAAATTTTGTTGTCCTAATTGTGCCTGAGTTCCTATATCACGTAAGGTTTGCTGTACTACCTGGCTTTCATAAGGATTTTGATAATTCTGCATTAGGCTTGCAGCAGTCATAGGTGTTGTTTGCTGCGCTGCGCCATAGCTAGTTGCTGAAACTTGTTGTGGCGTATATCCTATTGCCCTCTCAAACCCACTTTGAGCAGTTGGATTTACCGCGTATGACGTATTGGCTGTAAGAGCACCTGTTGCGGCTGTAGGTGGCGCATATGCCATCCCTGCCGCCATTCTACCCATAGCAGTTGGAGAAGTCTGATATTGAGTTGCTGCACCAGTAGTACCTAATGCCCTGCTTTGTGCTGTTGATGCTTGTTGAAAAGGATTAAAACCTCTTTGGGGTGAAGCTTGTTGAGTTTGAATACTTGGTTGAACTGAAGGCACTGGTTGTGACCGATTATTAGTTCTAGGATTAATAAAGGGTGCTACCGACGTTGCTTGTGCGTTTTGTGGGTTTGCTGAACCGCCCATTTTTATCTCCTATTTACCACGACCACCACCTTGCATTTCCAAGGCTACTGGTTGATTTTGAGGCGCTCTACTGCCAACTTCTCCTGTCATCGGATCTATTCCGAAACTTTCAACATAGTCTGAATATCCTGGAGATTGAGCACGAGTTGTATCTATCGCTTCTTGCACCATTGGTTGTGCTGAATAACCTTGAATACCACCAGCATATTGGGTTGGTGGTGGCATATAGCTACTTGTATCTGCCGTTGGCATACCAAATGCGTTTGCTGCCATGTCAGTATATTGATTAGACATTTGCTCTTGCGGTGACAAAGCTGCTACTACTGGTAATGGATCAGGTTGAAATGTAGCGGCAAGTGGTGCTAAATCTCTCCCCATTCCTAAACCTTGTTGTATACTTGTTTCTGCAAACTCTGGCATTATTACTTCTTGCCGTTGTGATCCACCCTTTGCCATTCTCAGACCTCCAATCCGTATTGGGCATTAATAAATTTCCAACCCAATGGTGCTAGTGCTTTTTTCCACCCTAACCTACCTGTTAATGTTCCACCAGTACAGCCATGAGAGATTGCCCAATTAGTAATATCTGTATTCATATCCATTAATTGATCCAATTCACCACCAGCTAAAAATAAATTTAATACTTTCTTTCTTGGGTATACCACAATTTCTGTGACAATGCACCCCCTTGGTGCAGCCCATAATTGCATACGGCTTTCAGCTATTCCTAAAACAATATCGTTAAATTCATGCGTTCCATTACAGTATTCTAATGCGTCCTCAATCCAAGGTTTGCAACGCTCCAAATCATCACTTAAAATAAAATCCTTCATCCGTGTATTCTCGTAATTGCTAAAGTAGAAGAAGGTGACGCTGGACTAAAAGCTGTTGCCGCTGTTACACCCAAGCTCCCATTTGTGCTATCTACTGCCCACTTCATTTCAATGTAATCGTTAGCAGTAATCTCTAACAAATATGTCCTTGATGCAAGCATAACGCTACCGTTATTATGTACTGTTTTTACCATTGTCATATTTGCGATATTTGTTCCATTTTTAGAAGGCCAAAAATAAAATTTAATATCTGATGCAGCAGACGTTGTTATTTCGGCTGTGAAACTTAAAAGATATTCGCCAGTTTCTTGAAAAACGATACGCTCATTATTAGTGCTATCTCTATCTATTTTAAATTTATTAGAGGGCGCATCATATGTAATACTATAGGCAGTGTTAACAGCCGCTGCCGTTTGCGCTGTTGTTCGCATAAACTTAGCGTGTCCACCTTCCAAAACAACTTGCCTAAACTCACCAGTTCTTGACACAATTGGATAGTTGTATTGGCGATCATATAAAATAACGCCATCTACAGCCGCGCTGTCATAATCACGCCTATGGGTGAGAAAAGAACGTGTGCTTTGTAACCACGCACTAAATTTTTCAGCCCATACTTTGAAATCTGGCCCTACTGGTGGTGCGCCATAAAAACTCATCTTTTGCTGCCTTGCCTAGCATCTAAACGCATAATTCCAACACGCCAATCTGCTGCCTCTACACCTTCCACACGCATCCTGACTTGTCTTCCCTGAAAACGTACAGATGTTGGATTAGCTGTAGAAAATGGCCCTTTTTCTGTTTCGGCTGCATTTGGATAATTACGAACTTTAAATTTTAAATCTACATCACCTTGAGTTTTTTCATCTGGTATCAAACTTGTGACTTTCATCAACCTATCGCCATTTGCAATTGCAATCGGCCCTGTTTCTGCAAATGGTGTTGCACTATCGTAATCAAAACCAACTTCATGTTCATAAACAACGCCATCCGATTTAATCATAAAAGGCAATCTAAACACACCGCGATCAATCCCAGATGTTCTATCAATATTTCCTGTAGTCCAAATATTTTCTACATAGTCATAAGCCACGTACTTATCACACTCTGAGCTATCTTGTGACTGATACACCCACCATATTTCATTCCACTGGCTGTTTACCATAGCTTGCACTTTAGAAGATTGATCATAATTAATGTTGCTAAATACTAAATCTGCTACTTCACAAGGTATTTCTTGCACCTGACCACCAGAATAAATAAAGAAACCTCTGCGCCCCATCCAGATTACACCAGTATCAACTGACGCATATGCCCCTGCACCTATCAATCCACAAGCTGTTCCAACCCTAGAAAATCCAAAAACAAAAGGTGGCCCTTGATAAGTCATACTATGAGCATCTTGATCAGTTAAAATTAACGATTGGCCTCTAGTCCTAACACCTGCCAAAATTGTGCCATTTGTTTGTAGCTCAATATCACCTGCCTGGTTTGTAGAAGCAGCAGTCCATGTATTATAATCTTCTTGATCTGACCAGGCTACACGCCTACTAGATGCTTGTGAGGAACTATAATCAGCCGCTAAAGCCACAAGAAACCGTTCTTCTGTGACAAACGTTGCAGTGCAGCCTGTAGGCGCACCTGCAATCACTGTAGCGTCATTTGCAGTGTTTAAATCCCACTTATACAGCTTACCATCATCCGAACTACACGCGATAAGCTCCTCACCCCAATTGTCTAATGACCAAGTAGTAGCCCTTAAAATAGAACCTAAATCTGGACGCGCCACACCCCAACCGAACAATCCCCAACCACCAGAACCCCAACCAGTATTGACTGCTGCATTAACTCTACCTGTAGTTAATCCACTTGGCGTAATATCATGGGTAACTGAGCTTTCCAACATACCAGTAAGTTTATTATGTGTTCCAAAAGCTGCAAATCTTTCTCCATCGTTGTCTATCCATGTATGTACGCCACGGACAACTCCACCTGCACTTACTGAAGTGTTATTAGATTGTGCTCGTGGCCTCCATCCACCTACAGGACGTAACGCATCTTCATGCCACCGTACAAGGTTTACATCTCGCCATCTGCCTAAAGACTGATATTCAGTTCCATTTGCATACTGACCCTTTGGGATATTTAGTGGTACTAAAGGCATTTAAATTCCTATGGTTTAGTAGGCCAATCTGCTTCTTCTACGTGAGGCCAATTTGAATGAGCCGTTATGTCACGTAATGCTTGACGATAAGAATTTTGAGCGGATGACATAGTTAGATCAGAACTTGCCCACCAATCTGTTTCAGCAATAAGGCGATCCCGACTTCTACGATTTTGATCTGCTGCACTACTGTCTAATTGAGCCTGATAAGCAGTTTGTTGTTCAGCTTTAGTGCCACCATCCCCATCAGAAAACATGTCAACAATTTGCCAGGCGTATACCCAATCTCCATTTGAGTTCTGCTCAACACCATTTCTTACTGCATGTTGATATTGGCCTATTCCCTCTGTTGGGGCTGCGGCAATCATAACTGGATCAATATCTAATGCGTCACAAACATCTCTGTTCCAGACTTTTGGGAAAGAGATATTAGGATTATCACGCCTTAACTCGCCTTGAGTTTTAATTTCACCTGTAGTTTTTTTGCGATATTCAGTCATCAGTTGTTACTCCTTTTTGACCTTGAGTTATGCCGCAACTGCATAAAATAAGTATGTATCTCCATTGGTATTGATGGATTGGCTGGTGTTAAATTTTACATTGAACCCTGCGCTGTAGGTATCAATCGTGTCTTGATTAGAAATTAAACCTGTTTGATTTTTTATATACCAAAATGGTTGGTTGGTAGTTCCTAAATTTGCTTCATCCCAGAAATAAAAATATCCTGTAGAATTAGTTTTCTTAATCATAAGTAGGCGTATTCCATTACTAAACCCACAATCAATATTTTGATTACTGCCATTTCCAGTGAATGTTCCTACTTTTGAAACGCCACTTAAATTCCCGAACAGCATAAGCATGTACTGGGCATTGTTAACTGCATAGTCAGAACTTACATAAAAATTTGAATCTGTAGGAGTTGTTGAGTTCCAATTAGTTTCACCTGTGTTTGCCGCATAATTAGCGTTTAATTGTATTCTGCCCTGATTACCCAACGGTTTAGCATAAACCCAAGTAAACTCTGTACTGTCCAATCTAGTATGCCACGCCATACCTACATCACCCGATAAATTATGAGGTATTGTCATATTACTGCCATTGCCTTGATATGTAACAACGTCAAATGCGCCTGGTTTTCTCTGCCACATGTAACCTAAATCACTAGTGCCATTTGAAGAATCTCTAAAACCATTTTGATGATCATAGTTTTGACCATCCCATTGATACCAAAAATTCCCTGATTGGTTCTGAATTTGATCAGTGTATCTATTTTGAATAAGCCTAGCGCCCCAAGTTACGTTATCAGTTGAACCACCACCAACATTTAAATCAAAAGAAGCATCAACAACAAATCCTGTTGGAGATGACCAACCTGGTGGTTGACTACCACTTGCGTTTCCATACGTTGCTTTAAATACTTCTGCACCTGTTTGTGCTTCAGCCATTGGTCTGCGTATAGCCATGTATACATAACCAACTCCAGATCCATTAGCTTCGTAATTATCTGTCTGTAGCTGAAATCCATCTGGTCTAAAAGCAATGAAAGATTGTGGGTTGCCTTCAGCAGAATTATACATCGGATACAAAACCTGATCCTGTTCTGCTGATGAAACACCTCTCATATTATCAAACATTACCCCTGCTTGAGAACTAGTTCTAGCTTTAATCCAAACCCATTGCGGTTCAAAATCTAGATCCACTACTGTTCCATTACTTTCGCTGCCGTTTCCTGTGAAGCTTCCGCACTTTATTATATCTTTGTCTGATGTATTTCCAAATCCACCGTTATTATTATTGTGTGCAAACAGATACATAACATAGCTATCGCCATTATTATTTGTACCAGCCCCATCGTAACCTGGGTTTTTAATAGTTACAGTTGTGCTTGTCGGTGTTGCTGTTAATATACCACCATTAGTAAACTCTGAATAATTTTGATTAAGTGTAATTCCGTAATTAATTCCCGATAAACCTCTATGCCAAATATGCCAGTCGGATGCTCTAGTTAGATTTTTAATCATTACCATGCCAACATCGCAATCTAGATCATGGCTTATAGATCGCCCAGAAGTCCCATCGCCAGTGTAACTTACGCAAGTAAAAAATTTTGGCTGCTTGGCAAAACTCCAAGCACAATACTCACCGTTACTTGTGCCATTTGAGCCTGTGTTACCTGTGCCATAAGTAAATCCATTTGTCTGTACACTGTCGCAAACCCTACGCCCCTGACTATCACCATTTGTATCTAATGCGTCAGTACGATTAGGTATTAGGTTATTTTGAATACCTGTTACTGTATCACACAGAGCATGATTGAAAGCTGATGAACGGCACTTAAACCAAATCATTCCCCCATTTGTTAATAAGTCCGTACCACTTTGAACAAATGTTGCATTTCCATTATCTGTAGCCCTATATAACGTACTGCTAAATATAGTTTCTACATTTACAGGATCACTTGCCGCACTTGCCGCTGCTAATTTTTTCCAACCAGACATTAAGCAGAACTCCCAATCCAAACGCCATAAAGAACCGAACTTATTTTAAATAAAACAACCGTATCAGCCGCTGTGAGTGTTGGCGCATTGTTGCCTGCGCCTGAAACCCACTTGATAGTAGGCCATGTAATAGTATGTGACGATGCACTTGTTAAGTGCAGAGACATGCTTTCACCAGACGATAAGCTATCAGTAAAAGTTGTGTTGGCACTAATTGTTTTTGTTTGGACTGTACCATTATTAGGGTCTAACGCTGTTCCAGTAAGGCTAAAAACTGTTTCCACTACAGCATTAGAAAACTTGACATCTCCATTTGCGTCAGCAGTGACAACTTTACTTGCTTGGGATGTTCCAAGAGTTGTAATGTCATTGTAATTTAACTCAGTGGCAGTAGCCGTGACTCCCAAACTAGTAAGCGTTGTGCTATCAATAATTGCTGTTACAGCAGCAGAAGCCCCTGCGCCATTGGCATAAATAATACCTGTTGTTCCGTTTGCTATTGTAACATTTGCCCCAGATCCCTGAGAAAAAGTGCAATCATGTCCACTATTGTTATCAATTAAATAAAATTTATCTGCATCGTTTGGACTTATGGTTATAGTACAAGCTTGTGATGCTCCTGAAAGAACAAGAACTTTATTCATTCCATCTGTAAGAGCATCTCCAATTGTGCCATCTGTAGTGTAAAGCGTATGTGCCGCACCTGATGAAGACAAATCAACAGTACCAACGCCACTAGCTGCGCGGTCTATGATGTCAAAGTTACGATTTGTAATTTGACCCCATGTGTCTGTTTTTTCACCGTCAGCTATTTTTTCTATAGCGTTGTTTGCTGTCCATGTACTAGGCATAATAAAGTCCTTGTTTTAACTATCTTACATTTTTTATGCGGCTTCGTCTACTTCCGCCAAACTGCCTTTTAACATATCTACAAAAGCTTTTTGACCAACCCTCAGTTGATCTAGGTTAAACTCTGCGCTGTTTATTTTTTGCTGCAAAGAATTGATATGATTAACCATAACCTTTTGCTCACTTGTTAATTGATCTTCTGTATATTCTTTTTGATCTATTGTAATTTTAGCCGTTTTTTCTTGAGCCATTTTACTTCCTTTTTAATTATGATGCCGCATCGCTAGATAAGACACCGTACCAATTACTGCCACCATCACGCGAAAAAAACACAAGTATATCCGTCTCTCCACTCGCAGGAGCATCGGGCGCACTTCCCCCTGCCCACCGAACTGTATTAGGATATGTGACCGTTGAGCCATTTCCAGTTAGCTGAAGAATAAAACCTTGGACATATCCACTAGATGCACCACTAAAAGTAAAAGTAGTATTGCCTGACATTGTAAGGCTAAATGCACCGCCATTATCTACGTTACAAGTGGGCGTTGTTCCTGATAGTGCATCATAGTCTTCTGCTAATGATCCGTCTCTAATAAACACACCTTGAGCGTTAATAAAAGTAGACACACCACCTGCTTGAAACTCTATTTCGTTAGTACCAAAACCTATTTTTGTATCTGTGTCGCCAGTATGATAAATTTCAGACGCAACATATATGTCATTTATACCTGTTATATCATTGTTGCTTAGTTCTAATGCTCCACCAGTAGTAATACCTGAATTAAACGTAGCTGCACCTGCTTCGGACATGTCTAATGTAAGTGCAGTTATTACAGAACCACCATCATTACCTTTAAATAATAAATCGGCATCTCCAACCATAGAACGGACGGTGAGATCGTTGCTTTCATTTCGCAACATGCCAATGTCGCCACCCGCATCCCTTATACGGATAATACCACTGTCAGCATCTAAATGAATTTCCCCTGCAACGTCTAAATTTAAATTACCATTTGCCGCTGCAATTTTTCCGTTTGTTCCGTCACCAACTAATTCTAGATCGTTGCCATCACCCATTAATAGATACTGTAGATCACCCATTTTTACATCATGGTTGAATATTGCAGTGCCACCATCGGACATATCAAGGGTAAGGGCGGTTATTACAGAACCACCGTCATTACCTTTGAAGATCATGTCTCTATCACTGGCTCTTGACCAAATTAAAGCATCTGTACTACTATTTCCAAAAGACAGAATTGCCGTACCATTATCAAAAAAGTTTATATAACCACCGTTTGCATCAAGCTTAATATCAGAAGCAGCATCTATTATGAAATCATCTGTTGCTGTAATAGTATCAGCATTAATGGTCAATTCATCCACAGTAAGTCCTGATGCGTTCAAACGCATAAGTTCTGTTGGCCCAGATCGTGAAAACAATCTGAACTCACCATCGCTAGATGTCATACCGAGAAAACCAACCCCTGCATCATAAGCTAAAGTGCCGTAGTAATTTGCATTTGCGCCAAAAGTAACATCGCCCAAAACGTCTAACTTTGTAGAGTTTCTATTTGAACTAGTCCCAATGCCAACGCCAGTATCATTTATCCTAACACGCTCTGCCGAACCAGTGGCAAACCTTATATCTTCAGCCCTAAAGCCCATTGGTTTTAAAGATGACCCTGCGGTGTTTTGCGCTTGAAAAGCTAAGTTTCCACTACCTACTTCACCAATACTATCACTTATTGTTAGTTTAGCATTAGTACCTGAAGTAACACTTATATCACCAAAAAAAGAAGATGCTTTTGTATCGTGATCAAATGTTACAATGTCAGTAGAACCGTCATTTTGAGTAAGTGTTAATAACTCTCCAGATATAGTAAAAACAAAATCTTTATTTGCGTCTCCTTCTATTCTAAAAGAAGGTTCTGTAGTGTCTTTTGCTAAAGTTAATGTATCTCCACTAGCATTACTAATTGTGGCACTACCAGTAACCGCAAGTGTTGTTAGTGTGCCAAGGCTCGTAATATTTGTTTGTGCAGCCGTGGCTAAAGGCCCAACTAAGCTTGTACCTGTTATCGTCGTACCAGTAATTGCAGCAGCCGTAGATCCACCAATAACAACATTATCTAACGTACCACCATTTATGTCAGCAGTCGTAATTACAACGTTTGTAATAGTTGTATTACCAGTAAGTATGCTCTCATATTTATCAATATTATTATTTAAATAGCCACCCCAAGCATCTTCATCACCTGCTACGGCTGGTTTTTGAAAACTATATACTGTTGTTGTTGTAACCATGTTTCTTTCCTTATGCGGCTCTCATTGGCAAATCTGTCCAAGTCACACTGTCATCTGTAAGTGGCGTCCAGGTATCTGTCGGATCTACTATAATTTCCCATTTTAGTCTTGAAGTTGCAGAGAATAATGCTGTTGCAGAAACGTTTGCTCCACTGCTTTGTACACGATTTCCTACGGCTGTAATAGTCAGTATTGGCAATATTTGTGATGCAGCGTTATATTGAACACTTGGCGCTGTCGCTATTGCTAATGAAGCAGCTACAGTTGCAGCCGCATTTTGTATTCTTACAGCCTCACCAGTAACCGTTAAAGATGGCGTAGCGGAAATACTGCTTTGTGCAACTCTGACCGCTGATCCTGTTGCAGTCATTGTAGGCGTCATTGTACTGCTTGCAGCAGCGTTAATTGCACCTATAGGCGTCATATCGGCTAGAACATTTATAGTTACTGCACGATTAACAATTCGTAAAAAAGAAGCAGATGTAGTTGCAGACGCGCTAATTGCAGACGCGCCTGTTATTGTTACTTGACCTATTGCAGAAGTAGTAGCTGCCGCACTAATGGTTGCTGCACCGTCAACATAACTACCGTCAACGCCATAGAACCAAGTGCTATAATTACCCTGACCGTAGGCCATCTACAGACCCCTAATTAAGTGTTATGTCTAAATCACCTGATGGAACTCTAAAAACATCACCAGTTTCAATAGTTTTTGCAGTAGTTAATGCAGCCCATGCAAGCAAATTACCAGAAGAAGAAGCGTCAAAAACTCCTACCCACCCAACTTGACCATAGTTTGCTGTAGCAGTTGGATATTCAATTGCAGCATTATTGCTTGCAGTATCCCCTGAGACTGTAAAAGTTATTGCTTGTCGTGCATATGCACCGCCTGAAACCTCAGTACCACCACCACTGTCGCTAGGTGCAGCCGTAAACAAAGCTAAAAACCATGCTGTTGGCCTTGTTCCACCTGACGTTGTAAAGGCAAATTCAAGCACCTCTGTTTCTAAATAATTTGAAAAACTCATTTTAAACTCCGTTTTATCTAATTTACTTGTACACTATTTTTAGTAACTGTTCACCTGTATTTTCATACCAGCACTAGATTGTGACGTTTTTAAGCTTACCCGATTTAATGAGGCAACAGCACTTGCGTACAATCCATTCCATATTTGCACCCTTTCATCTTCTCCTAAATAGGGTGCGGCTTGCATCAATGCGCCATATAAATACGCATCTGGTGCATCAGTTAATAACCAATTAGTTGTTTGGCTATCAGATAACTCAGGTATTTCCTGGTAATATACTAACTCCATTGTGTATGTTGTGTCAGGAGTTGGGAAAAGTTCAAATGCAGAACCAATATGAGCATAATATGCTGGTCTGCCTACAGCGTTTTGGTTGTTTTGGCGTCTTGTCATCAAGTCACTAAGAGTAGTCATATCTAAAGCAAAGGTATTTCCACTTGTAATGCTAAATCTTAATGTTTCTAACCAATCGGCTGGAACTGCGCTGTACTGGCTATCTAGTGCACCTGAAGCACGTTCAATCATTTTATAATGCCTAACTTCACGCTCCATTTGCTTTTCTGCTAAAGAAATAAAATCAGGAATTGTTGACGTTAAATCATCCCTATCAAGCCAATTACCAACAGATGTTTTAAGTTCTGCGTAAGTTGTTATTGCCATTA